TACATTATTAGGAGTAACTCAAGGAGAAGTAGCAGAACACGGATATAACATCGCAATTATATGTGATGCTCATTTAAGTAGAATAAGCAAAGTTAATCTTGTAGATGCTCGAGTTGGAATAAATGCTCCGTCATATACATTACCTAGGAACATATAATGAAACCACAATTACTTAAATCATATAGTTCATTTACTAATAATGACGCGTTTAAACGTGAAGAACAAATACGTAGAGATAATGATATTGTACGTACCCCGAGTATAACACTATATGATATAGACTATGGCATACATTGGTTTATTGCACAATACATTAAACCACAAATCATGGAACAAGGAAAACGTATAGATGTACCTGTAATGTTTGCTAATGGAGAATTACTTGCTCAAATTCAAAAGCACGGTTATATGAGAGAAAACGGTACTAATAAAATAATGGCGCCTGTAATTACTATTCGTAGAACTGCGGTAGAATCTAGAAGCGATTACGAACATTTAGATACAAACTTAAATCCAGATAATATTCAAAAGCCAGGCGGTAATGTTGCTATTCATAAACCAAAATATAATAAAGCAAATAAATACGATAGATTTTCATTACAATACGCTACTAAACCAAAGGATGAATACTATATAACATCGATACCGGAATACGTACTAGTTTCATATGAATTAACTGTATGGGCTGAATATATGGAACAAATAAATGTATTGATTCAACCATTTATTCAAAAAAGCGGGCATGCCTGGGGAGATACATATAAATTTACTACTGTAGTATCTAGTTTTAGTTTTGATGATAGTATAGATGCCGGTACCGATAGAGTAGTTAAAGCTACTATTTCATTAGAAACAAAAGCAGCTCTATTAATGCCAGATGAAGCAAGGGCTAATTCGATGGTTAAATCTTTTAGTGTTAAACAAGTAGTATTTACTAGTGAAGTAGTAAATGATATACCAGTTGCTCCTAGAGTAGAAGCTGGTAGTAAATCTTCAGATATTCCGGTAGGACCAACTCCATAATTAGGTTTTTTGTAAAGTTTTACATATATTTATCTTAAAGGAGTTATAATATGTCAGAACAAAAACAATTAACACAAGAAGAATTAGATTTCATTACAAAAACAAAAAACGAAAGTTCTAATTTAGTTATGGAATTAGGACAAATCAAAATCGAACGTTTAACTATAGCACAACGAGTTAGCGAATTAGATGCACAAGAGAAAAATTTAGAAACACAATTTGCTAGTATCATAGCACGTGAAAAAGATTTCACTAAAAAATTATTCGAAAAATACGGCGATGCTATCGTCGATATCGAAAACGGAACTATTAAGCCAAATAATTAATTTTGGTGTTAATCAAACATATTTATATTAAACAAAAATAAAAGGAGATTTTAATGGCAGAACAAATCGTAAGTCCTGGCGTGTTTACAAGAGAACGCGACCAGTCATTTTTACCTGCTGGTATAGCATCTATCGGAGCGGCAATTATCGGTCCGACAGTCAAAGGCCCAGCTGGTATTCCAACAAAAATAACAAGTTATAGCGAATACATACAAACGTTTGGAAGTGTATTTAGTAGTGGTTCGGGAGCAGCCGAAAAATCATATAAGTATTTAACGTCGTATGCAGTTGAAGAATATTTAAAATACGCTGACTCTGTAACAGTAGTAAGAATATTAGCAGGTTCATATTCACCAGCTTATTCATATGTAGTATCTACAGGGTCGTTAGCGTCAGGTGGCGCAAGCGGCGCATCATTTAGATTATGGACTTTAGCAGATGGAGCTATTTTAAACAGTGGACAAAGCGCATCTGCGGCGTTCGGTAGTGGTTCAACCGCTGACGAAGTTGTTTCCGGTTCAGGAGCTTTAGTAAATGCATCGGCATCTGTAGATAATTTACGTTGGGAAATTAGTAATGTTGATGCATCAAGAGGTACTTTCTCATTAGGTATACGTAGAGGAGATGATAACAATTCACGTAAGATTTATTTAGAACAATTTAATAACGTAACATTAGATCCAAATTCAAGCAATTATATTGCTAAAGTAATCGGTGATCAAAAATATAATGTTGTTGATGCCGGAACTAGTTCACCATTCTTACAATTGTCAGGTTCATATCCAAATCAAAGTAAATATGTACGTGTTGAAGTATTAAAGACTACATTAAATTATTTAGATGCAAATGGTACAGGTTTACGTGTTCCAGCTGCAAGTGCTAGTTTACCAGCGCCTGTATCAGGAACATTTGCATTTGGTTCAGATGGTAACGTTGTTCATCCATTTGGTATGTATGATAGTATTAGTAATACAAATACGCAAGGATTTAATTTAGGACAAACTGCTAGTGGTAGTGCTGCATATAATGACGCTATTAATTTATTAGCAAACCAAGACGAGTATGATATTAATTTATTAGCATTACCTGGTTTAGTTGATAATTTTGCAAATCATGCTACCGTAATTACAAATGCTTTGAACATGGTTGAAAATCGTGGAGATGCATTTTTAGTAATTGATCCAGTAGGATACGGTTCGGCATTAACAACCGCAGCTACACAAGCCGGTGTAAGAAATAGTAGTTATGCTGCTATGTATTGGCCATGGATTCAAATCGGTGATGCTGATTTAGGTGCTAATGTTTGGGTTCCTGCGGGCGTATTAATTCCAGGTGTATATTCATTTAACGACTCAGTTGCTGCAGAATGGTTTGCACCAGCCGGTTTAAATAGAGGTGGTATCGAATCTGCAATTCAAACCGAACGTAAATTAACACAATCAAATCGTGATACATTATATAGTGCTAACGTTAATCCAATTGCTTCTTTCCCTGGTCAAGGTATTTGTGTATGGGGACAGAAAACATTGCAGAAAAAAGCTTCGGCATTAGATAGAATCAACGTAAGAAGATTATTAATTGCTGCTAAGAAGTTCATTGCAAGTTCAAGCAAATTTTTGGTATTTGAACAAAATACAGCTACTACAAGAAATAGATTCTTAAGTATTGCTAATCCATATTTTGAATCGGTACAACAACGTCAAGGTTTATATGCATTTAAAGTAGTAATGGATGATACAAACAATACTCCGGATGTAGTTGATAGAAATGAGTTAAGAGGACAAATTTTCTTACAACCAGCAAAAACAGCGGAATTTATCATTGTTGATTTCAATATTTTACCAACAGGTGCTGCATTCCCAGGTTAATCTAAAATAATAATGTAAAGAGGGACTAAAGAAATTTAGTCCTTTTTTACTGTAATTACAAGTTGTATATATTTATATAAAACAATAAGGAGATATAGACATGGCTGAATTATTAGACCCAACCGAAATATTTTTTACATCATTTGAACCAAAGACCGCGAATCGATTTATCATGTATATTGACGGTATTCCTTCATATATTATTAAGGCAGCATCTCGTCCTAGCATTGACCAAGGAGAAATGATATTAGACCATATTAATATTGAAAGAAAGTTAAAAGGTAAGTCTCGCTGGCAAGATGTAACTATTACATTATATGACCCAATTGTACCATCAGGTGCACAATCAGTAATGGAATGGGTACGTTTACATCACGAATCAGTAACTGGTAGAGATGGTTATAGTGATTTCTATAAAAAGGATATCACATTTAACGCATTAGGACCGGTAGGTGATAAAGTTGAAGAATGGACATTAAAAGGAGCTTTCATTAGTTCCGCAACATTTGGAGACTTTGATTGGAGTTCAGAAGATCCGATTAATATTGAATTAACACTGAAATATGACTATGCCATCTTGCAGTTCTAATTTAAAAAATTAACTTTTCCCGAAGTTACCCATAAAAATTGGCTTGCATTAATTTGTAAGCCATTTTTACTGTTTGTAGATATTTATAATAAAGTTACGGAGAATATATGAACACGTTAAACACAGATTATCCAAAAAAAGAAATGTCTAATGCAGAATTAGCACAATTAGCCGCTGAACAGTATAGTAATAACAATACCGACGCGCCAATCAAATCCAATTATCAATTCCCAACTGAAATTATTGAACTACCAAGTAAAGGACATTTTTATCCTGTTGATAGTCCATTAGCAAGTGGTAAGGTAGAAATGAAATATATGACAGCGAAAGAAGAAGATATTCTTACT